TTTTGTTTCTAAATCAAAATAAAATTTTCTCATTATAATAATCCAAATATTCCTTGTCTGCCAAGCAACAACTGACCAAGACCTAAACCTGCTGTTAAGTAATCTGGGTTTACATCTTTTGTTGTTGTTTGAGTTGGGAAACCAAATGCAATTGGAGATACCATACCAGAGTATTGTTGTAATGCTTGGAATGGTGCTAATTGTTCTGCTCTTTGTAAAGCTTCTAATTGAGAACCAACTTGAGTTAATGAAGGTAAAGCATTTGCTAAAGCTTGTTGATAGCCTCTCTCTTGTCCGTATGTTTGGAAAGCATAAGGTAAAGCTTTTGCAGCTACTTGTGCTGCGACTTGTTGTTGAGCAACTGGAGATGTAGGAGTTCTTCCTGCACCACTAAATTGACTTGCTACTGTATTGTAAGCTTCTTGTCCAAACTGTTGCATCATAGGTGACATAAATGGATTTAAGTATGCACCTGATAATGTTGCTGCTTGTTCTTGTGCAGCTAAATTCGCTAATTGTTCTGATTGAGCAATACCAGATAAAGTTTGCTGAGTTGGTGCAACATAACCTGATCCTGCTTGACCTAAGTTATATATATTTGTTGCTTCTGTTAAAATCTGTCCTAATGCCGGTACTGCTGGTGCATAAGCACCTGATACTGTTTGTTGTGTTGTATCTCCTGAACTTGATAGAAATGACATTTATTTTTTCTCCTCTTTTAAATTTTTCTCTAAAACGACATGGGTTTTAAAGTATTTATGTTTATCAAGAATTTTTTGCCAACCAGGTCTTGCAACTAATTCCATACAATCACACCCTTGATCTTTAGCAAATTCTTCTCATTTTTCAATTAAATGTTGCCACTTTTGTCTATTTTTACCTGTTACTATTGGTAAGTGGAACACTTTCTTTATACTACGTTTAATTATTTCAGATACCACAACCCCATTCATTTTCTCTTTGATTGTGTTCTTATTATTATCCCAAAGCAACCATAATTGTAATTTACCTTTGTTTAGTAAATCTTTAAAATGTTCTGAATGATGATGACTATTAGAATAAGCTAGTGCATCATCAATATAAGGCTTAGCAAGTACCCAAACCTTATCAATATCTTTAACCGGAATATAAACTATATCCATACTTAGAAATCTATTTCTAATATAGATACAAAACCTTTAATAGCATTAGCAGTATTTGATTGTGCTTTTAATATATCACCAGCTTCTAAAACTAATGTATTAGTAATCATATTTTGATAAGTTTTAGATGTAATAACTGCATGAGATATTTCATATTCTGTAGATGCAGAATCATCTTCTACAAATAATTCTAATTCAGGATTAGATCCTGCATGATTAGTGACTTGAATAGTTCTAATTAAACCTGTTGTATTTGCTGGACAAGTATAGATTGTTGTTTTGCTTGTGGTTGTTAGATCAAAAAATGCGTTTTTATAAGTATTAGCCATATTTAAATATAATTATCTAAATATGACTAATATCTAAATAATTACTTCTTTAAGTTTTTTTCTAAATCTTCGTACCAATCTTTATAGAATTTAGCAACACCATTCCAGAAAACTGAAACTTGTTCTTTAAATTCATCGTAAGATGGAACTTTAAATGGATTAAAGTTAAACATTTTGTATCTCCTTGTTTAAAAGGAATATAGTGCAATGCAACAATAAGTCAAGATGTTATCTACCAAAATAATGATAAGCTGATGAAATAAGTCCAGCAATAACAAGAAGAAGCCATACAGCTCCTTTGCCTTTATTAATATCTTCTCTTAATGATTTTTGTTCTGCTTTTAATTCTTTAATCTCTCTGCAAATAAATTCTAGTTTTATTTCTGTAGAAGATTTAGCCATGATTAATTTGGTTTAGCAGGAAAAACTATTGAATTAGCTTGTTCTGCTGTTTCTATATTGTTAGTTATATCTCTTAACTGTTGTCTGTAATTCATCCAAGCAGTTCTTTCAGCAGCATTAAATCCTACATCCGGTAGCTGAGTCCAATCCGAATCAGTTAATGCTTTGTTACGTCTAGCTCTTAAATCTTTCATAGCTACTTCTAATGCAGAAGGCTGACTAGCTAACCATGCAGCTTCTTCAGCTTGTCTTGTAGCAATTTCTTCTGGTGTTAAGGCAACCATTTTACCATTTACTAATTTATGTTGTATCATTTGTTCTCCTATATATTAATTTAATCCTTGAGCAAAGCGAAATTGTTTGGACGTTAGTTCAAACCAAACATCAATATCTTACCATCATCTAT